ACTAGAGAATGATTTCATGAATCTGATAGGGCGAATGAATAAGGGGGAGCATTTATACGGAGAAAAGTTCAACAACGTAATTACAAGAGTTTACTTTGAGATAGAGAAGAACTCAATGGCGATAGATCCAGAGCTATTCAGCAGGAACTTCCATAAAAGAACAAAACCTTATGTATTTAATCAGTACAACTTAAATACAGTAACAACAAGACCTTCAAACAAGCATAGTAAAGTAAATTATGCAGCCCTAAAAAAAGATAATGGGGAACGGAGGTCATTTATTGCTAGGAACGATTACTTGCTAGAGATAGATGTATCTGCATACCACCCTATAATTGTAGCTAAATTAATAGGTTACAAATTCGACACAGAAGATGTGCATCAAGCTTTTGCAGATATGTATGGCACTTCAAGGGATAAAGCAAAAGAAATAACATTTCAGCAATTTTATGGAAAGATATTTTCTTCCTATAAAAATACACGCTATTTTAGCTTACTACATGAGAAACAAGTTGAATTTCATGAGACGTACAATAAAATAGGTTATTTGGAAGAGCCGATAGGTAGGCATAGGTTTTATAAGAAGGATTTGGGTGAGATTCCTAAAGAGAAATTGTTCAACTATTATCTACAAGCTTCGGAAAGTTCTATAAATTCTGAAATACTGTTGGACATTCATAAACTACTAAAAGGTATGAGTACCAAAATAGTTTTAACAGTCTATGATAGCTTTTTATTTGACGTAAAAAAAGAGGAAGAAACTCTTATTAAAAATATAAAGAACGTATTTTTAAAAAAGGGATATAATATTAAGGCAAAGGCGGGAGAAACCTATGAGTTTAGTTAAAGAAAAACATATTTATAATGGAGAAGAAGAAGAAGATTCTCTAGAAAATATGTATAAAAATAATAAGTTATTCGCAACTTTCACAACGGAAGACAGTTTAGAAGATTTAGTTGCGACAGTACAGAGCAGATATGGAGTTGCTCGTAAGGATATTTTTGCCTTTAGTTTAGATGGAACATCTGAGTTTTTAATTACCTACAACGTAGAGGATTTAGACCAAGATGATAAATTACCATCCACTATAATATTGCATCGTAAAAAAGAAACAGGAACTCTATTCACTATTGATGCAATGAATATAATAATCAAGAAATTAAATGGAGGAGTGGTTGATAAGAATTTTCCTGTCAATTGGGAGAATTACAGATTCTCTGTTCTTACAGAAGAAGATAATCAATTAAAGCAACAACATACTAAGATTCGCTATCTATAAAGCAAACTAGGGTAGTTCCTAGAAAAATAGTTTTTTAATTTAAATAGTTTTAACAATGAGTTATTCGAGTAAAGAAGAAGCCATCAAGGCTTGGCGTGAGAAAAAAGACCAAATTCTCAACAAAAAAAGCGGAGGATCCAATCAATCGGAGACTAAAGCAAGAGTACTGTTTTACAGTTCAGAAACACCAGCAACCGTTAGAATCGTTCCTGACTTTGACAATCCTTTCTTATTAAAAGAAGAGTCTTTGTACTTCTACAATAGTACACAATTAAAGACGCAGAACGGAAAGTATGAAAACAACCTTAGATTATTATCACCAAGAAGTTATTCAGGGGATGATGGAATCAAAGTAGTGTTGGATGGGATACTAAATCTTGAAAACGTAAGTTCTGAAATCAAGACAGAAATCTCAAAGAAATTAAGAGAGACTACATACTTCTATCTACCTATTATTGTAAGAGGGCAAGAGAGTGAAGGTGTAAAACTTTGGAGACTAACTCCAACAGCGTTTGATGATTTATCATTAAACTTATTAAAGAATGACGAGTTCATATACGACCCAAGAAATGGGTGCGATATTCAAACTTGGACAGCTATGGAGTCTGGGAGTAATGGCAGAACATGGCCAAAGACTCATTTCAGAATACTAGACCAATCTCCTATAACAACTTCTAAAGAACTTGTGGAGGTCATGAGAAATCAAATACCAACTGCTTTAGATCAGTATTCAAAAACACCATTTAATAAGCAGAAGGATATTGCTCTAGAGGTAGCAAGCCAGTATATTCCAAACTTAAGATCGGGAATGGATAACCAAGAGGATACTCATATTGAAAAGACAGCCGAGGTACAAGACCATAGACCTGTTGTAGAGAGTGTTCCTAATGTTGAACAACCTGCTACAGATAGTGTTGAGGATTTCTTTAAAGAGAAAGAGACTACACCACAGGCTCCTGTGCAAGAGAGCAAAGATGATTTCGGAGATTTACCATTCTAATTAAGTATACATGTCGAAAAAATCAATAACAGAAGCTGCAAAGAAGCAAGCTCAGAAGAACTTTAATCCTAACGATATACGAGAACTGTTAGGACTAGAACCAATGCAACCTCCAAAGGAGCAACAATGGTTACCATTATCGGATGGATTTCAACAAGCACTAAGTCTACCTGGAATTCCTCTGGGTAGAATTACACTATTAAGAGGTCATTCCGATACAGGTAAGACAACTGCGCTTTACGAGGCTGCTATATCAGCTCAGAAGAGAGACATACTTCCCGTATTTATCTCCACAGAAGCAAAGGAAGATTTTAGTCATGCTAAGTTGATGGGTCTTGAGACTGAATTAAGAGTTGACGAAGAGACTGGAGAGATGTTTCCATCATTCCTTAAGTACACTTTAAATGACTTTAACAGTATTGAAGGTATTGCTAAGCTTATAAATGACACAATAGACCTACAAGAGAAGGGTAAGATCCCATTTGATTTATTATTCCTTTGGGATAGTATTGGGTCTGTGCCATGTGAGCTAAACTTAACTTCTAAAACGTTTAACAACGAGTGGAACGCAGGGGCAATGGAGCGTGTATTTTCTAAAGGTGTCAACAACCGGATAAACAACTCGATGGACAAGTCATCAAAGTTTACTAATACTTTAGTGTGTGTAAACAAAGTATGGACCTCTAAACCTGACAACCCAATGGGACAACCTAGAATGGAGAATAAAGGGGGTAATGCTATGTGGTACGATGCTTCCTTAATTGTAACATTTGGTAACATCAAGAATTCTGGTTCATCAAAGATAAAGGCAATCAACAAAGGTAAACAGGTTATTTTTGCATCAAGAGTGAATGTTGTAGTGGAGAAGAACCACCAAACGGGAGTCTCTACTAGGTCTAAGATTATCACAACACCTCACGGGTTAATACCAGATTCGGAATCAGCTCTTAAGAAGTATAAGAAAGATAGCATGGATTTCTGGGCAGAAATATTAGGAGGTGCTGAGTTTAAGTTAGTCGCAACCGATACACCAGAGACAGGTTCAGAACAGTTTACACAAGAGCCGTAGATGCAGGACTTCCTTGATCTTATTAATAGTATAGAAGAGGGTTCAGTTGTAAAGAAAGAAAAGGTTTTATTGATAGATGGATTAAATCTATTCTTTAGGAACTTTGCTGCAGTAGACACGGTAAATCTTAACGGGGTTCATATAGGAGGTATGGCAGGTTTTCTAAATTCATTAGGGAGCTTAATTACCAAGCATGAGCCTACAGAGGTACTAGTGTTCTTTGACGGACCAGATTCTACTTCTAGAAAAAAACGGATACTCCCATCTTATAAAAAAGGTAGGAGTACTCACCGTATTACCAACAGTAAGTTATACAGAAACCCAGAAAAGGAGCATGCTGCAAAGTTAGACCAGCTAAGCAGGGTAATGGTTTACTTAAAGATGCTACCTGTTAAAACAGTTATCATTTCTGGAATTGAAGCAGACGATGCCATAGGTTATGCAGTAAAGTCAATTACTAAAGACTGTGTTATTGTATCTTCTGATAAGGATTTCTTACAACTTGTTTCTGATAAGGTGAGTGTATACAGGCCAATTGATAAGCTTATGTATACTCCTAGCGTGATTAAGGAGAAGTATAATATTGTCCCTCAAAACTTTATATTATATAAGGCTATTGTGGGAGATAAGTCTGACAATGTAGATGGAATAGCAGGAGTGGGTCCTAAAGGAGTTGTAAAGCTATTTCCAGAGATTGTAGAGAGAGTTCTTACATTAGATGATATAATTACTATCTGCGGAGAAAAGATGGAAGAGAAGCCCGTATATTCAAGAATAGTATTATCAGAGGGGCAAGTATCAAAAGAGTATCAAGTCATGGATTTAATAAACCCAATGATTAATTCATTACATAAAGATGAGATAGATACAATACTAAATTCAGAGACGCCTGAATTAGACAAAAAAAGTTTTATAATGTTAGCAGATAAAGATTACATATATCAAGTAATCCGAAATGTTAACCGGTTTTTACAAAAATTTGAAGTTTTATAATGAAAGCAAAAACGCTAGATGATTATGGCTTTAGTTTCCAACAGAAATTAATAGCAGGGTTACTACAGTCTAAACAGTTTATAAAAAGTGTAGTAGATCAGTTAGAAGCTGATCAGTTTTCACATGACGTGCACCAGTGGATAGTAGTTTGCATCGTAGAGCATTTTACTATTTACGGTACAGCAATTCCAAGAGAGGCTTTAGAAGCCAAAATAGTTGATGAAGGACTAACAGACTTAGATAGATTCAAAGAAGAGATGCAGTATCTGTACTCTTTAGAGAATAAAGATTTAGAATACTTCCAAAATCAGTTTAAAGAATTCCTACAGGTACGAGCGGTAAAACGTTTAACAATGGATTACTCATCAAAGCTAGACAACACTGAAAATATTCAAGAGTTTAGGGATGAGATAGAGTCAGTCTTAAAGATTGGAGGAGATAGAGATGTTGGGCACGAGCATGAGAAAGACATAGAGGAGCGTTACCAAGAGAAGGTACGTAATGAAATACCAACACCTTGGAAATTATTCAATGAAAAAATACAAGGTGGATTAGGAGGAGGAGACTTCGGGTTAATATTTGGTAATCCAGGAGGAGGTAAGTCATGGTCACTTGTAGCTATTGGAGGATATGCTGTACAGATGGGATATAATGTAGTTCATTATACTTTAGAGCTTGATGAATACTATGTAGGAAAACGATATGATGCGTATTTTACAAACATCCCGGTCAACTTAATATCAGATCATAAAGAGAAGGTTAGAGAGACATTACAAAATTTAAAAGGTAGATTAATTATAAAAGAATTTACCCTTGGAAAAACTACATTAAATACTTTAAAATCCCATATTCAAAAAATTGAGGATGTGGAATTTAAACCTGATTTGATTATTATAGACTACGTTGATTTGCTAAAATCATCACGAAAATCAACAGACAGAAAACAAGAAATTGATGATATTTATACGGGTACAAAAGGATTAGCAAGAGAGCTAAATCTTCCAGTATGGTCAGTTTCACAGGTCAATAGGTCTGGTGCTCAGGAAGATATAATTGAGGGGGATAAGGCAGCAGGATCATACGATAAAATTATGATTACTGACTTAGCGATTTCTCTCTCCCGTAAAAAAGAAGATAAAGTTAACGGAACAGGAAGATTTCACTTCATAAAAAATAGATATGGAGA